ATTCCCTTGCGTTTGACCGCTCTCGCCATAAGGAAAGCCGCGGAGTTGATGTTGCTCTTCGTGTTCTTCTTGAACCTGCCCTTCTCATCTCTGAGCTTTATCCCTTTGGCTTTGATCCACTTCACAAAGACCGAGGACGGAGGTTGCTTGCGAAACGTGAAGGGTGACCCTTGATTCTTGCGAGTGCCGTTGACTCCAAAGTGAATGAACGGAGCATATTTCTTCGCTTTTCCTTTTGCTCCGAAACTAATTTCGCGAATCTCGTTCCCACGAACGCGGACGCGGTAATTCAATGACCGCTTCAGAGTACCCGTTGCGACTCCGTAGTTCTTATTCTTGCCGATCCTACGCCCTCCGAGATGCCTCTTTGCGCTCTTGAGGATATCATCTGCAAACGCGATAAGTGTCTCGTTGACTTTACTCATATCCCTGCGCGTTCGGATGCCTTGCGGCAATGGTTCTCCTCGATGCTATCGAGTAACAAAGTCAGCCATAAACCGAGACCCGTGAGTGTTCGTTCTCGTTGGTTGGCTCCCAGGACAGCCGAAACGGAATGATTCCCGAAAGGAACCCCCGAATCCATTAGAAGCCGATTAAGGAACTTTGACGCTGTGACCGATACAATTATCGACACGTCCCGAAAGAGGTCGTAAATAGCTCTCCAGATGCTTCTGAGGATATCTGAGGTAATAAAGAAGAGCGACTCACCAACCGAGTAAACAATCCCAACTGGGATCGCTACGATTGCGAGAACGAAGAGGAGGAGGATTTTAATTGCTTTCATATCGTCGTGCCAAAGAGAGTTAAGAATTCGAGCAGGTCGGCAATTGTCACATACCCGTCACCGTTCAAATCATACGTGGGATCGTACTTCGTTTGTGTGCCGAAGTAAGCCAACCAAGAGAGGAGGTAATATATATCGATTGTCATAATTCAGGGTCTTCAGGGAACCAACCATTCTCAACCATATACTCTTGATCGCGAACCGTGACATCGCTCGGCACGATATGCCCGAACGGGAACTTCTGATTGACTTGCACGTAACTGCTAAGGGAATAACGCTCATCATTCGAAAGCTCAGGGAAGCAAGCAACGAGGCGTTCCAGCGTTGCCGCTGGGTGAACGTTTATAAGATACTCGGTATCCACCTGCAAAGCGTTCTGTACTCCGTCAGGGTGTACCACGATACCGAAGACGGCTGAATCGACTTCCCACTCTGCTTGTATGAGAACGGGTCGGCTGATGTTGTACAGCTCGCGGGTAATTTGCTTTGCCCGTGCTTCGCTTGTCTGCGTGGGCGTTGGTAGGACTATGATATAGCCGTTCATATTGTGTAAAACGTATTAAGGTTGGATTCAATGCCCGTGCGGTTTCCTGCGGCATCTTGGTCGGAAGTGTAAAGAATTAACTCCGCCAAATACATTGGTCTGCTACCTCGTTTATTTATGTTCAACGAGGCGCTACTCGTCTTCGTTTCGGAATCCGTCCTATCTAATGCCGTATCTATGTACAAGGAATTTATTGTTCCGTTGTAGATAGATGTCACGAGGTGGGTGTCGCTATTCCATGAAGCGTTTGAAAGGTATTCGCTATAAGTTGAACCGTCACCTATAAAGGTTTGAAAAGCGGAATTGTTCCAATGTTCTACCGAATAATTTAAATATGAATTGTTTCCGCCAAATCCATACAATTGTGTTCTAACGCCCGTTCCTTGAGTAACAGCAAAAGCCGTGTGCGGTGAGGTGTTAAATGTTGCGATATTTTCGAAGACGCTCCCCGTGTCAAAGAATGCGATTTTATTTCCGTTTGCGTCAGTCACCACGCCCGTAGTGCCGTCGTAAATCTTTGGCATTCGCGCGGTGTCCGTTTGCGCTGCCGTGTTCGTGTTCCCGCTTTGGTCGTACCACTTCGAGACAAAACCATCGTTACTTCCGCAATGCGCCGCAAGTGCAACCGTATCCAACTCACTGAATACATTGAACCCTATATCCGCGTAGCTGCTCCCGTTGTAAACCTCTACCGCGCTTCCGCTGTACGAACTCGAGAGCTTACGCAGTGAATACGCGGCTGCTGCTCCGCTGTACGTGTCGAGCAGTGGCGTGTTTTGGGTAAAGTAGTCGCCTATGTTTTCTTCGATGGAGGTGCGATCGGAAGTAGATTTGTCAGAGGCGTAAAAAATTACCTCCTGTATATTGTCCTTAGTGTTTGGATGTCCAAGCGATGCGTAGGTAGTACCTGAAGTGCCGTTGTACGTTCCCGATGTAGTGCCATCAGTATAAAAATTACCATCGCCTGAAGCGCCTCGGCTCATTGTAATTAATCTTCTAAAACCGTCGGACATACTTACAGTCGACCATTTTGCCCCTCCCTGAAAAGTTCCCCAATTACTCGGTATTGTACTTGCGGATGTCATTAGAACAATGCCATTAACATTATCCGCATTATTTCCCGCGCCAAATGTGGCGCTATAATTATTAGGCGTATTGACTGAGGTTAGCCCAATTAATAGATGGGAAGTAGAATAACCTCCCGAGGTACTTAGTGAATGCTCCAAATAATCGGCATCAAAATCAACCGCCACTTTTCCGCCCTCCTTCACCAACGCGCCCCCTGTGTAAATCGTCGGTTCGTTTGCAGGTGCTGCCGCGGTCGCTGTATTACCGTTTCCTGATTGGTCAAGCCATTGATAGACCGTGCAGGTCGTGCCCGTGCAGAAGGTTTCAATCGCTGCCTCGTCGATGTTGCCTTCGGAGTCAAACCCGATTGTTGTGGTCGTGCTATCCGATGCCCTGCGGATCACCATGCAATCCGTCGCCGCGTTTCGAAGTTGTCGCGTTGAATAAGCTGCTTCCGCGCCTGAGCCAAAGGTCTCATCGAGAAGATACGCGGTTTCGCTCACCTCCTCCCACGTTTGCTTGAGGCTAATTGGAACAGTGCCGCCCGTCCTCGCTTTGAGGTATTCAAGGAGTGCCGCTTTCACCGTAGCAAATGACGCATCGTCTGCGGGTGCTGGTGTGAACTCAACCCATGTCCCCGTGTCGGGATCAGCGAACGCTGCCTCTGAATAGTATATCTTCCTTCGGATAATCTTGCCCGCTGTTGGAGTGTCACTGCTTGCGCTCTCTGCGAGTCCGTCCCCGTCCGCTTTGGCTGTATAGTACAGTTCTGTTGTTGCCGTGGCACCGCTTCGGAATGTCTCCGCGTCCGTTTGAAAGCGATTGTGATACTGGGTATCGATTGCGATGTCTGCCCATTCCGTATCGTAATCCGTACCGCTTGCCTTCACGAGTGCTTGTCCCGTGGTGCCTCCCGCAATGACTCCGACCTTTGCATTGTTGGTCGTGATGTCCGTCGCCTGTTGTGCCGTGATACCCGTCTTCGCGTTGTTCGCTGTGATGTCTGCGGCTTGTTGGGTTGTGATCCCCACCTTTGCCGTATTCGCGGTTATCTCGCTCGCTTGGGTTGGGGTGATGCCGACCTTCGCATTGTTGGCGGTAATGTCTGAAGCTTGCTGGGTGGTAATTCCAACCTTTGCCGTATTTGCTGCGACCGCACTATTTGCGGCAACCCGTGCCTCGGTATAGTATAAATTGCCGTTCTCGTCAATGTCTCCCGTATCCAAAACCACAACGCCCGTTTGACCGTTTACCGAGTCGACAGGAACGTTCGGGATATCTGTTGTGAGTGCGATCGTACCCGAGGAGCTTGGAAGCAATACGGTGAGATTTCCCGCGTTCGGAGCACGAAGCCAAATCTTACCCGTTGAATTCTCCCAATACGTCAACGCTCCCTGCTTGAAGTTGATATCTGCAACCGTAGAAATAGCGTCGCTGCCTTCGATGGTCATAGCCTCAAATTCGACTTCGTTCCCTTCGGTACCTGCTGCAACCGAGAACGAAAGAACCCCTGGAGAGGCTTCGCTTATAGTCATCCCCGAATGATTGACCTTCATCGTAGCGCTCGATGCGAGTATATCGATATAACCCTTCGTCGTATCGTTAAGGGTGTCATACATCTGCGCACCCGTTCCGCTTGCTTTAAACTTCTGAAGCAACTCTTGAAGCCCGTTGTTGACCATCCACTTTTGAACCCCTGAGTTGTACGATATGACGCTTCCCTGTGAGGGGCTTATGATATTCGTATCGGTCAAGTCTTCGAGCGTCTCAACGCCTCCTGTGTCCAAAGTGACAACCCCTTCTCCATCATCGGTGAGCGTTCCGTTCGTGACTTTGATTGTGCGAACGCTGAGGACATCGGTTGAACCGTCAAGGGTAAGCATCCGGAGGAAGCCGCGTCGAGCGTATGAAGGTTCGTCACCTCCTTCGGGTGATACTCCATCAATCGGAGCGTTACAAGCGTCCCATTCGTAAGGGATCGCAACCGACAAATCCAAGAGCACTCCCGAGAGGACGTTCTTCGTCTCTTCTTCAAGTGGGGTTGTTGTCGCATTGACAACCTCATAATCTTGAGCGAACGTGAAGATATTGCCACCCATGCGGATATCTGCGATGATGTCTTCAGCGCATTGCTCTGCATCCGATACGACCTCCCTTTGTCGTTCTACTTTATCCGTCTTATCTGCGGGAACGTCCAAGATATATACCTCGATGTTATACGTCTTGGTTCCGCTGTCATACGTTGCCCCTGTGTAAACCAAATGCATGAGCGGGAACTCGGTAAATTTCGCGAGGTCTACATCATCCGGAGAGCCGAAAGAGAATGACTTGATAAAGAAGTGACTCGTCGCGAAGTCTTCGAACCTTTCGACGATGTTATTGAACGTGATCATGTGCTCTGTCTTTTAAATAACTGAGGTGTTGGAATACGACTTGAACAGGAAGTTCCGTAATCGAGTCCATCTTGAGGATGTCTTCTCCGGAGAGGGAGTACAGGAGATGGTACCATCCCCATTTTTCGCTGACTGGATCGCTTTGTCCGCCACCTCCAGCAAAGAGAACTGCATATCGTGAAGCAGTTGATTTCTGGAAGTCCAAAAAAAAAGCAGCATCCCCGATACCAAGTCCGCTCCCATCTCTTCGAATATACTCGCGTCCTCTTTGGCGGTGTACTTCTTGACTTCGTATTTATCCCCGAGTTCGTAGGTTACTTCCCGATAGAGAAGAGCGGTAATCTTATGGGCGTTCTTCCAAAAATCTTCGAGGTGGTTTTCCATGTCGATCCATTCACCCGCTGTGAACTCATCCCAGTTCGGAATAAAGCCGAAGCGTTTTCCGTCCATCTCGATGACCTTCTCATGTCGTGCAGTCTCTTGGGTCAGGAGATTGTCTAAATGCGCTGTGGCGGCTTGTATGAGCTTCTGAGGCATCGCCCTGAGTTTCTCCACCGAGTACCCAGAGCAGATGGATATCTTCTCGAGTGGGTTGTCTGCGGTCATCATGACTTGGAGTTCTCCGAGTGAGAGGTCAGACCATCGGTGCGGGAGTTTGAGTTCCATCATTCTAATAACTCGTTTTCTTTGGTTTCCTTACGTGCGGAAAGTTAGGGCAAAAAAAAAGCCCCCGGAGGGGCTGTTAAGATAGAAGGAAGGATTCTGTTTGCTCGGTGCGGTCAAGTACCTCTTGAAACCATTCGGGTTCGTTCCTCATTAGAATACTCGAATTTTGCAGAGGTCAATTTTTAGTTGGTTTTTTTCTTGGACAAGCATATTGTATCGCAGTCCATTAATGGGCATAATTTCGTTTTGCAAGGTCTTCTGAATTTCCGAAATTCGGTCTTGAAATTGTTGCTTGAGTTCGATAGCGTCGAAGCCTTTAACCTTTTCGAGTTGTTCTTGTGTGTAAGTCATTTGTTCTGTTTGTTTCGTTTGATGTCTCAAAGATACAAAATTCTTTTCTTTATCTCCAAATTTATTTTGCTTTATTTCGTGCTTTTTTTCTTAATCCCTTTATTTACAAGAATTTACGGATAAAAGTTTTTTTTACCCAATGGCATAAGACCCGAAGTTCGGGTTCGTTTGGTTGAATGTAATCGCGTACCTCATCGCATCGATGGCGTGATTGAAGTTGTCGACGGGTTCATTCAGTTGCTTGCCGTTCTTGTCTTCCTTCCATTTGTAATTGCGTAGCTCCCGGATCAGGTTCACACTCCGAGCCGTGATAAGAAGCGGTCGCGAATGGAGGAATTGGATTCCATTTTTAACCGAATCCTTTCCCTTTCTTGCTCCGTGAGCATTGAATCCGTGACCATGTATCTCGTCGATGCTCTTGGGCTCTGCGGAGTCACAAATAACAACATCCGATCGATGGACTTCGTTATCTCGGAGGACTTTTGCAATATCCGAATTAGTGAGTCTTGTCGCGTAGCACAATTCGTCGACTGCGAATCCGTGCCCGTCTGTATAGACTCGGACGATGGCGGTTGGGTCGTTGGTATATCCGAAGTCGATGCCCGTTGTGAGGAGTTTGTATTCATTGGGTATTTGGTTTATTTCTGTCCAGTGGGTGAAGATGGTGGATTGTGCGGTTCCTCGTTCTCCGAGACCGTATACTTTCCAAAAGTTCTCGTCTGCTGTTTTAAACCGCTCAATTTCCATGACCACACTTTCAGGGAGGAACGGGTTGTCTTTGTACGTGGTGCGGAAGAACTCTG